GAGGGACATCCGGGCGGCGGAGCGTGGCGGGATCGGAGCTCGGTGGGAGTTTGGGCGGGACGTGCTGGCGTTTTACGATCTGCGCGGGGCTGTGCCGCCGAAAACCTTGCGTGAGTCTTTGGGCGTTTCGGTTTAGGGCCTATGTACGCGAAGATTTATGCGTCTTTGTGGGACGGGACATTGTCGGGGACTGGCGTTGTCTGGGCGGTGTTCGTGTTTTTGCTGGCTAAGGCAGACCGCGAAGGCTTCGTGGACGTACACCCGAGCGTGATCTCGAAGCTCACGGGATTCAGCGAGGAGGAGGTGACAGCGTCATTGCTGCGTTTGCGATCTCCTGATCCGAACAGCCGCAGCCAAGCGCAAGAGGGTGCGAGACTTGAGTTGATTGACGAGCATCGGGACTGGGGCTGGCAGATCGTAAACTACGAGCGGTACAGGACGATGGTGGACTCGGACATGGTGCGGGCTCAGACGCGGGAGCGGGTCCGAAAGCACCGCGAGTCCCGGAAGCCTGTAACGGAGACGGTAACGGACGGTAACGCACCGAAACGGCATGTAGAAGTAGAGGCAGAAGTAGATATAGAACCAACCCCCCCTACCCCCCCGTCGCCTAACGGCTCCGGAGAGAGTGAGTTTGCATTATCAGCTTTCCCTAAACGAGAACCTCCAGCGAAGAAAGTCAGGTCTCGCCCTCCGCGTGGGCTCGATATGCCGCGCACGGACAAAGACTGGGCCGACGCCTTCACGGCACATTTTTGGCCGGTCTACTCGGAGTTCAAGCCGGGTTGCTCCCGGGCCGCCGCCTGGAAGGCTTGGTGCGCCATACCCCACCCCGAGGGCGAAGCGGACTTCACGGCACTGTTCTTGGCCCTGGAGGCCTACCAGGAAAAAGCCCCCTCGGAGCCCCGATTTCGCAAGGACGCCTCGACTTGGCTCAACGATTACCACCGTAACCTGCTCTTGGAGGCCGGATGAAACTCGTCGCCTTCGCCGTCGATCAGGGCCGCGCCTATGTCCTGTTCTCCGATGGCTCGGTCTGGATGTCCACCCCCGCTGCCGGATCTTGGGTCGGCGCCGGTTTTCCTCGCTGCCCGTGGCTCGATGACCAAAAACCCGAAACAGGAGGTCCCCGTGGACTGGAAACGCCCCGGCAAGAAGCACAGCGCAGAGCCGCCGCCTCCGGAGTTCTTCGGGTTCCGCGAGGACGGAAGCAGTTATCGGTCCGCAAGTCCGGTTGACTCCGTCTGCACCCGCGCTGTCTGGCGCCTCTGCCGCCTGCTCCAGCAAAGAAACCTGCGCCCCTGCGAACTGGTCCTCGAAATAGCCCACGAGCCCGAACTCGTCCGCCACATGTTCGGCCTCACCGAACTCGTCCAGTGGTCCACACTCGATCGCTACTGGCAGTGGCGCCTCGCCTGGACCAACAGCGCCGCCATGAGCACGCTCAAGTACCGGGGCGCCGGTGTGCCCTTGGCCTTCGACGACGAACAGCCCTGGCGTGGGCGTGTCCGCCTCGCAGAACGTATTCACGGCGAACCCGAGTACGGCACCTACCTGCGGATTGGCGACCAAGACTACCCGCTGCCCGAAGCCATGAACGTCACCGCGCTGCTCTCCGACCTGCTGCACATGCCGCCGGCTCCGAAGAAAGCCGATGAGGTCTGGGAACCGCTCGTCACCATGACCGATGACGAACTCACCGCTGAGAAAGCACGCCAGTTAGACGCCTTCGCTGCCTACCAAGATCGCCCTTGACGCACCACGCGACGCCGAGGCACCATGCCTCCCGTCGCGACTCCCGGACGCGGCGCGCGCGACAGCACGACAGGATCGCGCCGCGTCACCCCTAACAGCGCGGGGACCCGATGCCGAGACCGTCTCCAGCAGCCAAGTTCTCCACGAGAGCCGCCGGTGTCGCTAAGCGGCTGAGCGATACCACGGCAAAGGTTGCCGGGTCTTACGGAGTTAGCGACTCGACGAAGGTCGTGAAGGCGAGCGTCGCGAAACCCAAACTCGACCCAGAGACCTATTCGGAGTCCGCTCGCGGTATCAAAATCACCGCCGAACGTGCGATCCGCGAGGTCCAGAAGCATCACGGAGACGTGGAGGCTTTCCTGAAAGAAACCGGTAACAAGTCGCACTACATGGCGAACAAGGTTTTGGAGTGGTTGGGCTACTGAGATCACCCTTTCACGGATCGAGCGAGGCACGCGATGGACCGCCCGGAAGTCTGCGCGAAGGCCGTAGGCAGGATGCCACTCACCCTAGCCGCCCTGAGCCCGGTTGAGAGCGGCCTTCGTTTTCCGGTCTGACGATGCCAAGCGCCTTGGTCCCCAAGAAGTTCAAGGCCGGCAAGCTCCACAGCGGCTCCAAGCACGGCCCCATCGTTACGGACCCCAAGCAGATGGTCGCCATCCTGCTCGGCGAGCGGCGCAACGAGCACGAAACCGGCTCCGCTGATCGACACAAGAAACCCACCCGTAGACGGGCGTGATCGTGTGTCCGGTCTCCAACTCGCCTGCCCCCACTGCGACGCCCCCGTCCCCAACCCCACGGCGCAACTGCGCGAGCTCACCTATCCCTGCCCCGATTGCGGCGAGTGGTGCCTGCGCGAAGAACTCAAGTGCAACCCCCAGCTCGCGATCTGGATGGCGGGTGGCGGAGCCCCGGATTTGAACATCGCCGAAGTGAATGCCCTGATCGACGCGCGCCTCTACGACACAGCGTTCTATCACCGCAAGTTCCGGTATGACCTGCAAGTCCCCGCTGGTTCCACGATCCCGGGATTTCGCTCGGCAAGCTACATCGACAAGGCGCTTGGGATCGTCCGTTATGTCGATCTCCCCGCCGGAACCAATAAGATTTTCGAGATTTGCGAGAAACTGCTCGTGGACCCATTCAACGTCTGGGCGCTGCCGTTCAGCTACAAGATGCTCCAAAATCAGGGTAACAACGTTGGTACCCAGGCCGGTGAATCGTTGCAGGGAATCCAATGGGGGTCCTTCAGCCAAAACCCACCGTGGCAGACCAACTATGCCTCGGCAAGCACCGGATCGGTGATCCAATTGCGTTTCAATTCCACCAGCCAGAAGTGGGAAGTGCTGGTGTGGGATACGGATACCGGAACCCCACCGGATGTCGTCGAATGCACGCTACAGCCGTCATTCCAGGTGGACTACCACCTCGTTGAACTGCGCATGGACTACACCCCGGTAGTCGGCGGAGGTTCAACGCTCAAGGCCTACCTGAATGGTCAACTCGCCCACACCTACAGCGGAACTCGGCTGGACAATGTCCTGCTTGCGGGTAACAACGACGGGTTTGCGGCAGGATACTTCGTCACGCAAGGTACCTCGGGTGCTCGCAGTGAAGCGGGGTTCTACGACAACGCCATCTATCAGCCGCTCCCCGCGATGGTGAACTCGTTCTGACATGGGACGCCTCGAACTGCTGTGCCCGAACTGCGAGACCCCGGCGAGGCCGTCTCTCATGCAACCCCCGCCGGAGATGTTCACCTGCGAGACCTGTCACGAGACCACGCTGCGCAAGAACCTGAAGCAGCAGCGTTACGAAAGCCTCGTCGTCGCAGGCACTGGCCCGATCTACGGCGGTGCTGGGGCAACCAACCTGGCGACGGGGTCGATGATCGACGCGGCTCAGCTCACCACGACCCTGACTTCCGGTACGTTCACCTCGCGCGTTGGAGACATCTACGTCGTCAGCGTCGCCAGTTCTCTGAACAGTGCCGACCCGACCAGCGTCAAGTCTGGAGCCGGAGCCAACACGCTCATCAAGGCGGCATCGGCGAACTCCGCCGGAGCTATTTGGGTGAGCATCTGGTACTCCAACGCAGCCGACATCGGCACCGCAGGAGCCGGAGACACGATGGTCGCGACCTGGGGCGGAACATTGCCCGCTGCCGCGGTCATGTCAGTCTCCAGGCTGACGCGCTCGGCGACGGTCTCTGTGCTCGACAAGACCAAGACCGCATCAGGTACCGGACCATCGTTCAACAGCGGGCTGACGACCGCACTCACCAGTATCAACGAATACGCGGCTGCCGCGCTCGCCGTGTTCGAAGACCTGTCAGCTGGAGCCCCGTCATGGACCAACCCGTTCGGTGGTGCTCTTGCCGTGCACTGTGCTTCGATTCCGGGCGGCGATGTCAGTCTGTACGAAGGCCGGGCGCAACTCCTCTCCGCCGCTGCTACGCGCGCAGGCGGTACGATCCCCAGTGGAGAGATCGACTGGGTGATCGCGCTCGCGACGTTCAAGCCCGCATGAGAGAGGACCGCTGAGTGTGGCCCGCACGACGCTCTACTGCCCAGCCTGCGAGAACGCGGTCATGCCCGCGATGGTCCAGCCGCCGCCGCCGATCTACGAATGTGACGTGTGCTGGGAACGCACTCCGCGCGCCGAGCTCAAGAGCTTCCGCGACCTTACGGTCCTGCGCGGCGATGCGTACCCGCCCGTGAGTCCCTCCATCAACTCGGTCAACTTGACCGCCGACCAAACGTTCACGTCCTCCTCCGTCGTGAACGTCACGGGCCTCGCCTTCCCGCTCGTCGGCGGTCTTTATGTTCACTTCCGGTTCTTCCTCCTGGTCCGGAACAGCGTCATCAACGAAGGCGCCAAGTTTACCCTCACCTTCCCGACCTCGACGCGGTTCGATTGCGTCGCGAAAGCCTGCCTCGGCGGCGACGGAGCGGTGACGACGTGGGAGGACACGATCCTGTCCAGCGGGGACGCCGTGACGACGGTCAACTTCCCGGTCGCGAACACGGACTACCCGATCACGATTGAGGGCGTCATTGTCCCCTCGGCGGTGGGGTCCGTGCAGTTGCAGGCCGGGAACGAATCGAGCGGCGGCACAGTCACGGTTCGGCAGGGCTCTCTCTGTCTCATCACGAGGCTGCCGTAATGGGGGCCAACGTCATCTATGTGGACAAGGCTGCTTCGGGAGTCGTCAACTCTGCCATTGCTAGCCTGACGAGCGGTGGTGTGATCGAGCTAGGCCCGGGCACCTTCGCCGGGGATATCACCTGGACCCAGCCGAACGTCGAGCTACGCGGGGCTGGGGTGGACTCCACGATCTTGTCGGGTTCGGTTGCGATCCAGACGGGCAGTGTGCAAATGCACGACATGACCGTGCGGGCGACTGGCAAGACCTTTGGCATCAAGTTGTTCAAGTCTGGCGGTGATACGCCGCGTTGTCGCTTCTCGAAGGTTGTAATCGGGGCAAGCAGCAGCGGAGCCGGAGACGGACCGGAGCGGGGTATCTGGATGGACGGAGCCATCCTGTGTGCATTCGATCAGTGCGTGTGTCAGTTCTGTACCAAGTCGGGACTGTATGTGAACACGACGCAGGGGGCCTATTCGACCAACGTCAATACCTTCCGGGATTGCACATTCAACTCCAACGGGACGGGTGGAACGGGATACGGAGTTGAACTGCTTGAGGGTGGCGACGGGGTTGCCGGGATCATGCTTCCTAGATTTCTTGGCGGGAACATCGAGAACAATGCAACGGGCGAGTTCTATGCCGACAACTGCACGCTGATTAAGGTTGTCGGCGTTGATTTCGAATCCTCGCAGACCTACGACAAGTTCATCGACATCCGGTCCTCGTCTGATGTGACCATTGCCGATTGCAACTTTGTTACCAATGGCAACGCGAACCGGGCCTTTGTGCTCGCTGGCTGCGAAGCAGGCGTGGTGCGAGATTGTCGTTGGTCAGGGTTCCCGGTGGGCTCCGTGGGTATCTTCACCGACACCTGTGTTCAGTGTGCTGCCTACGACAACAACCTCGGTGACGAAACACGAGAGCGTGTCATCAACAATCGTGGCTCCATGCGAGGCAGCAAGTGACCCGACCGGCGAGTCACTGGCAGCGTGGGCTTCAGCACTTCAATGGCGTGTTGTTCCTGCCTAGTTCGGGAACGGACGGGGCCGGTAAAGGGCTTGGTACGGCTTGGACCACGGACACCGCAGCGGTGGGTATCACCATCGCCCATGCGACTCCGGGGACAGCCATTGACACGCAGATGAAACGGACCACCTACACCAACGTCGCAGGGACTGCGGACCAGGAGTTAGGGCCACGACTCTCAGCGGCCACGGACAAGCAGTTCTGGTTTGGCAATGCGGCGGGGCTCGGCGGGTTCTACTTCTCAGCCATCTTCCGAGTCGAAACATGGAACAGCGATGGAGGGCGCTTGTTTGTGGGGTTGAGCAATAGTGCCAACCCCGTCTGCATCTCGGACACCGTGCCGAACCACACCATCGGGCTCTGGCATGACAGCACGGACGGGGCCAATGTCCTGTCCATCGTGACAAAGGCTGCGACCGGAACGACGAAGGATGCCATCACGGGCGCTACGCTGGCAGCGGGGCAAGCGTTCTTGTGGGAGATGTGGGCATTCCCGTTCGGTATCAGCGTCATCAACACGCAATGCCGGCTCACCAGCATCAACACGGGGCAGAAGATTCAGTTCAACTCGATCGGTGGCGGTCCCACAACAGCCACCATGCTTGCGCCTCAATGCCAGATGAGCAACGGTGCTGACACCACCGTCTCGCACTACTCGATCAGCGTGGCAAACATCTACTGCGCCCCCTATTCGCAAACGCTGGACGGTACCGGATGAGCTACGAGAAGCCCGACAAGCCCAAGCCCGCCACCCTCTCGTTCAACGAGGTGATGGAGCACATCAGTGAAATCGCCCGTTACGGCGACGGGGCTGACAAGTTCCGTGCATTGAAGTTCATCGCGGCCCAGAACTCCGAAACCGCTGTCCTGCCGGAGCCGCTGACCGCCGCAGAAGTTCAAGAACGCCTTGCTCGCATGATGCACCCGGCAGGCGTCGCCAACACTCAGATCGCCTACCGCAAGGCGTTCCCCAAGACGCAGAAGCCGTTGGGATCCGAGTTCCCGAAGATCGAGATTAGCGACCTCGATCCGTTCACCAAGTCGGACCTGCCGAAGACCCTGAAAGCGCTCTACAAGCAGTTCCCGCACATCAAGCGCGGCGGTTTCCCGAAGGGATTCCCAAGGAACGAGGGCCTGGAGGTCCAAGCGATCTGGTGCCAGAAGAAGGCCCTCGAAATGCTGCGCGACCGCGAGCAAGCGCGGCTCGAAGCACTGTCTCCAATCGCAGCTGCCCCGGAGCAGAAGCCCGATGCCTAGAGCCAAGAACGTCAGCCGCGAGTTCTCGTGGGACGGAGCCGCCGAGATGGACCTGCTCCGGCACTTCTGCCGCGTCAACTTCTGGACCTTCTTCCTCATCGCGTTCGGCGCAGGATCGAACCCGAAGGGCCGGCGCTGGATCGACCCCGATGTCCACAAACCCCTCGCAGACTGGTACGAGAAGCACATCCGGGAGTGGATCGAGTGGCGCCGGCTAGGCATCGCCCGCCAGAAGCATCTGGCCGTCATCGTTCACCGCGAGATCGGCAAGACCACGCTCATCACGCGCGCGGGCCAGCTTTGGCTGCACCTGCTGGACCCCGAGATTGCCACGGCCACCGGCTCCGAGAAGGTCGAACTCGCCTCAAAAATGCTCGAAGCCATGAAGGCGGTTCTCGATGGTTCCGACTCGCACGCCATGTGGACCCTGCTGTACGGCGACTGGAGCGCCAACGCTCGCAGGTGGACGGGTCGCGAGATCGTGCATTCCGGTCGCCGCAATACTTCTCGCCAAGACCCGTCGTTTGTCACCTTCGGCGTGGAGACTTCCATCACCGGCTCTCACCCCGACGCCATCTTCTACGACGACCCAATCAGCTACGAACGCCTGACTACGGACACGAACTGGCTCGCCACCGTCAACTCTCAAGTGTCCTCGCTGGTCCCGGTCATTCAGGGCGATGGACTGGTGGTGTGGGTGGGGACCAGGTACGACGACGGGGATCACTTCGGGGAGGCGTTCCGGACCCAGGGTGTGTGCTCACTGAGTGGCATGAAGACCGGCAGCATTCCGGTGGACCCGACTGGCAACATCCACGTCTACTTCCTCTCGGGCCGGGACCCGGCTCAGGTCTCCGAGGAGTGCCCGGAGGGCAAGCCCACGACGCCGCTGGTCTGGAGCCACGACCGCATGAAGCGCTACCAGCGTACCGACGCGCTGCGCTACGCTGCCCAGGTGATGAACGACCCGAGCATTTCCGAACTGAACCCGATCACGCGCGAGCAGATCGAGCAATGCGGCATCTCTCCCAAGGAGGTTCCGTGGTCCGCGCTGCGTTTTTCGCTCCAGTGCGACACCGCTTTCTCAGACGGAAGCAGAATCGCGGGCAAAGACGAGACCGTGCTGCTCGTTCACGGCTACCCCCGCAACGGCTCCGGTGATGTCTACGTCATCGAGGGATACGGTAACGCCACCATGCGCGCCGAGGATTTTGGCAAACTGATCGTGGTGACGGTCCAGCGCTACCGCCGCAAGGGGTTCAAGATCATCGCCATCACCGACGAGAAGACGCGCGCGGGCAAGAAGGGTTCGTGGGAGATGAACCTCCGCAACATGTTCGCGGACGTGAACGAGCCTATGCCCACCTTCATAGAGTACGAGCGCGGCAACACGAAGAAGTACGAGCGCCTGCACGCCGCGACGACGTTCTGGGTGGACGGGCACGTCCGCTGGGTCAAGGGTGCTCCCGGCATGGACCGGCTCACGGAGCAGATCGCGCGCATCGGCCAGTATGCCGTGAACCCCCGAACCAAGATCGACTGGGCCGACGCTCACGCGGACGCCTTCAGCCCGCCGATGTACGTCCCAATGCGGCGGGTCGGGCCGAACAGTTCACCGTGGGATCGCGGAGCGCAGCCGATTGCGATGGAGGGAATGGACATGCGGCAGTTCGAGGACGACGAAGATCGCAGCTGGAGAGAACAGGTGCCGAGAGAACCGATCCGATGAACCGGACCAAGCTCAAGGCCACCGCCAACAAGGACGGAACGATGACTCTCACGGATGTCTCCACGAGCCCGGTCTCGAAGTTGCGGACCACCTGCCGCGCCTGCCACGAGCGGAGCCTGACGCCGGTCCTCTCCCTCGGCGAGCAATACCTCGTCAACTTCGTGCCCGCGCCGGACCTGAACCTGCCGCGCAGTCCTCTGAACCTGGTGCGCTGCGACGGCTGCGGGCTGCTCCAGTTGGACCACACGGTCAACCCCGACCTGCTCTACCGCGAGTTCTGGTACCGCTCCAGCGTCAACGAGACCATGCGGAGCGCGCTCAAGAACGTGATCCAGGCGGGGTTGAACCACCAAGCAGGCGGGGTCTGGCTGGACATTGGTGCCAACGATGGATACCTGCTCTCCGAACTGCCTCCGGGGTTCCTGCGGATTGCGTGCGAGCCAGCGCTCAACTTCACCGAGGACTTGCACAAGATCGCAGACCACGTCATCGCAGACTACTTCTCGGCGAACCACGACTGCCTTTACGGCAACACCAAGCAGGGTCGGTGCGATGTCATCACCAGCATCGCCATGTTCTATGACCTGGACGAGCCGGACGCCTTCGTGCGCGACATCGCCAAGGTGCTGTCACCGCATGGCGTCTGGATCAACCAGTTGAATGACTCGCCGACGATGGTCCGCGCCAATGCGTTCGACGCGATCTGCCATGAGCACCTGTGCTACTACGACGTGCGGTCGCTGAACGCGCTCTACGAGCGGAACGGGCTCTCGATCTACGACATCACCTACAACGACGTGAACGGTGGCAGTATCCGGGTGGTCGCGGGCAGGTCGAAAGAGCGGGGCACGGGCTCGCTGATCTCGGAGCACCGGACCGTCTCAGCGCTGGACGCCGAGAACTTCTCCGCGCGAGTGCAGAAGTGGCGGGACCGGATGCGCGAGCAGTTGGAGGGACCGCTGACGTTGGGCGGGTCACTCTGGTGCTACGGGGCGAGCACCAAGGGCTGTGTACTGCTCCAGTACCTCGACATGCCCGGCACGTTCAAGGCCATCGCGGACCGCAACCCGATCAAGTTCGGGACCTATATGACGGGGACCTGGCTGCCGGTCACGAACGAACAGGACATGCGCGACGAGCACCCGCGCAACGTGCTCGTACTGCCGTGGAGTTTCAAGAAGGAGTTTGTAGAGCGCGAACGAAAGCTGATGGACGAAGGGACGACGCTGGTGTTCCCGCTCCCCAGCATCGAGCAGGTGTTCTGATGACGGTGCAAGCGAACGGGTATCGTTGGACGGCGACGGTTGCGGGGAGAGTGCGGTGAAAGACGTTATTGGTCACTCACCGGCCATCACCCACGAAGGCAAGATGCAGCACACGTTCTACCCTCCCAACGGGACGGTATCCACCTGGATCGCCGACCAGTTCCCGCCGGGGTATGTCGGCTACTGCATCGACGTTGGTGCCAGCGACGGCATGTCCATCAACTCGACCTACCTACTGGAGAAGCAGCACCGCTGGACCGTGCTGTCGGTCGAGGCGAACCCGTACTACAAGCACCTGCTGAACGAGTGCCGGGCGTTCGTGAAGATATGCGCGGTCGCGGAGTCCCCCTCGGACGGCGCGGACTTCCACATCAACCTCGACAACCTCGAAGCCTTCTCGTCACTGAAACCAAGACCACACCCCAAGTTTATGATCCAGGCGGGGGACCGCTGGGCGACGACAAAGGTTCCAGTGCGGACTCTGGAGCAACTTCTCGAAGAACACGAGTTCCCGAGACTGGACGCGCTGTGCATTGACACCGAAGGCACCGAGCCGGACGTGCTGCGCGGCATCGACCTCGACAAGTGGAAGCCACACGTCATCGTGGTGGAGTGCTGGGACCAAGGCTCACTCGATGACCAGCTAGCCCTATCCGGTTACGAACGCGTGTGGCGTTCGGCCGACAACGATGCGTTCGTGAGGAGACCCGGATGAGAGAGAAACGGGTCGTCCGAGAAACCGATCACGGGGACAGGAAGTACCGAGTTATCTTGTCTCCCGGACATCCGTATGCCGACAAAGACGGATTCGTCTACGAGCACAGGCTCGTTGTTGAAAGGGCTATCGGGAAACCATTAGCTCCCAGACACCACGTTCATCATGTGGATGGCGACGGTCTTAACAACGCCCCCAACAACCTCGTGATTTGCGAGAGCATCGGGTACCACAACTCGCTTCACAGAAGGGAGCGCGCCCTAGTGGCTTGCGGGCACGCTGGGTGGTTCTCGTGCCCGTTTTGCAAGGAATACGATGATCCAAAAAACATGAAGCGGCGGTTCACCAACCGACAGGAGCAATACATGCATGTCAGGTGTTTCAATGCTTGGAGAAGGCACCGGTACAAGGAGAAGCCCCGATGAGCGAAGTCGTTTTCACCTTCCCGGGGAAACTTGGCGATGCCCTACATCAGTTTCCGGTCGCGTATCACTGGGCCAAACAACAAAGTAAGAAGGCCGATCTGTGGCTGGATAAGAAAACCTGTGGCCCGTTGGTGCCCTTGTTTGCGTCCCAACCCTGGGTGGGAGAAGTCAAACTGATGGAAGGGGTTGAGTCGTATAACTGCGGCGGCCAGCCCTTCCACATGAATCTTCCGACCTCAGCGTTCGAAGGGCACAAGGTCTACCACCTGGGTCTGCGAGCGTTCCCGGCGCGGCAGTTGACGCTTGAATGCCTGCAAGTCTCGAAGGTCCCGGTCAAGGTCAGCGTCGAAGACCTCGCCAACGAGCCGAGCCTCGTGGTTCCGGTGCCCGCCAAGTACAACCGGCTCATGCTCCACGGGCAGGCGTGCTACGCGCACACCAAGAACAGCCCGACGTTCTGGAAGTTCCTCGCTGGCATCCGGGGCGAGTTGGAGCGCATGTTCGACGAGATCGTGTTCGTGGGTGTGGATCGGGACCGCGAAGTGGGGTTGCGGACCTATCCCAACTGGCACGCCTACGACGACATTGGGGACTTTGCCAAGCTGGCGGGCTACATCGCGGCCTCGCGCGCCATGATTGCGTGCGGATCGGCACCCGTCGTGCTCGCTGGCCTATTGAAAGTCCCATCGATCCGGGTCCACGACAAGATCGCCAACGACGCCCCCAAGGTGATTTGGAACAATCTTTCGCCGAGCAGCATCAACGACACGGAAATCGAGCTCCGCAAGTCCTGGCCGACGTTCCGGGACAAGTGGCTGGTTCAGAAGTCTGTAGACGCCGAGCCCGCAACGACGTAGCTTACGCGTTCGGAGGCTTCCAAGGATGGCCGTAGCGACCACTTCGAACCCCTCGGTAGGGAGACCAGGCGCCAGCGACCGGGCGCCCGCCACAGGCGTTTCTGAGGCCCGTATCATCGACCTGGTGGATGCCCGCCGCCAAGCCTCCCTGCGCCACAACAGCGTCGTGTTCGGCAAACTCCAGCGCTGGTACGACGCCTACCGTGGGGTCTGGACCGGCCGGTTGGCCCAGTTCCGCAACAACGTGACTATCCCGTTCACGTTCGCCATGATCCAGTCCGATGTGGCCCGTAAGGTGCAAACCTCCTTCGGCTCGTGGCCCATTGTCAGCTTCGAGGGGTATGCCCCCGAGGACGCTCCCCGCGCCAAGAAGAACGAAGTCCTGATTTCGGCGCAAATGAAAGACTGCGACTCGGTTATGCGGGCGGTGGACTTCTTCCTGCAAGCCGACATCTGCGGCACCGGGGTCGCCCGCTACGGCTGGAAGAACATCACCCGCCGGAACCGAATGCGGAAAATGGAGCAGATCGCCCCCGGCTACTCGGTCCCGGTTGTCCACGAGTACGACGCGACCATGTTCGATGGCCCGGTGTGGGAGCCGGTGGACCGGCTCGATTTCTGGCAGCAGCCGGCCCGCAACCGCATTCAGGACATGGCATGGTGTATCCACCGCTACTACGCCGACTTGGACGATCTCCTGGAGGATTCGGTCGGCCCGAGGCCCTATTTCGACCGCGAGGCCGTGTTGCGGCTCCGGCATAACCCGATGAGTGGCAACATGTCACAGGAGTTCTCGCAGCGGCAGGTGCGGTTCCGGAACGAGTACGACTACCAAGCCCGCGCCAATGAGCGCTTTGCTAAACCTGTGGAAATATGGGAGATGCACGGCCTTGTGCCGCGCGAGTTCGCGTCTGACGGCATCCGGTTCCGGTGCATCGCGATTGGCAACGGCAGGGTCGTCTTGAAGAACCGCGAGGGCGCAATGGGGACCAACGAACTCCCGTTCGTGTCCTACTCCCCGATGCCGGACCCCTACAGCTTCGATGGGGTCGCCAAGACGGAAATCGCCTACGGACCGCAGCAGACCGCTAACAGGTTGGTAAATCAGCGCCTAGACGCACTGGACCATCTGATTGACCCGATGTACGTCGCCAACTCCGGGGCGAACCTGAACACGCAGCACTTGTTCACCCGGGCAGGGCGGATCATCCTCGTGGACGGCGCAGCGGACGAGTCGAACCTGCGCGCGCTGGTCCCGAACATGAACGGCGTGAACTTGGTCCCCGGCGAGATTGGGGCTCAGTTCGGGTTCATGCAGCTCGGCACAGGCGAGACGGAGTCCCTCCTGGGCCTATCGGGTGGGGGTGGCGGAGGCAACCGCGAAACGGCTCGTGGGTTCCTCGGCCGGCAGGAAAATGCCCTCACCCGCTTGGCGATGGAGTCCCGGCTCGCCGAGGAGGGGTTCATCGAGCCGCTGGCGAACGCCTTCCGGCGCATGGACCGGATGTGGCTGCAAATGCCGCATGAGGTGAAAATCCTCGGCAGCCTCGCCACCACCGACCCGGTCACGGGGATGCCTTACGCGCCCGAGACATCGACCGTGGACTACGACGACTTGGCACCGGACTACCGGGCTCGCGCGGTCGGAGCTTCGCAGATGATGGGCCGCAGCGTGCGCCAGCAGAACCTGGTCGCCCTGCTCCAGATGATGTCCGCCAATCCGGCGCTGTTGCAACTAGTGAACTGGGGCAACTTCGCGCGGCAGGCGTTCGAACTGTTCGACTTCAAGAACGTGAACGATCTGCTCGTCCAGCAGGTGCCGGGGGTGAACGCGATGGCGGCCGGGGCGGGGATCACTCCCGAGATGGCGGCCGGCGCCGTATCCACTCCGCTGGAGCAACTGAGCCCTGAGATTTTGGGACAACTGATGCAAAGCGGGAACGCGGGCAGTCTCGCCGCGCTCCAGTAGGCCACCATGCTCAACGACGAGGAAGTGCAACAGGTTAAGCTTGTACTCTCGTTGGGTGGATGGAACAATGTGATGCGACCCCGGATCGAGAACCGATCCCGGCAGGCAACAAAAGCCCTGGTACTGAGCCGGGCCGAACGCACGAGCCAGTTCGCAGGGCAGGACTTCGACACCGACGACGACGTGTTGCGAGCGATCATCCGAGACTGTGAGTGGATGATCTACTCGTGGTTGAACGAAGTTGCGGTGGCGGATCAAAACAGACGGCGCGACGAACTCGACCGTCAGGACTCGAACGGAACAACCGCTGGCGCGAACCGCTAGCCGGAAAGGAATCCCGCAATGCCCGACAACGATCCAACCCAAACGCAGCAGGCTCCACTCAATCCCGACCTCGCCGGATACCCTTCGGTGGAAGCTCTGGTACAGGGCTACCGATCCAGCGGTGAGGAGGCGAAGCGCCTCCGCGAGCAGGTCGGGAAGTACGAGTCTGTGCTGGCTCAGGTGGTCCAGAACGGAGGCGTCCCGAACGGTCGCCAAAACGTGCCAGACCGCCGAGCTACCAGCCCGCAGGACCGGCTCACCGACTTCGGTATCCCGGTCGATGCCCTCGAAGAGATCGTCGAACAGCGCTTGCAGAAGGCGCTGGAGCCGCTTTCGAGGGGCATTCAAGCGCGTGGCAAGATGGTGTCGGAGCACCCGGACTACGTTCAGTTCGAGAACGACGTGGCGCAGTTCATCAACACCGACCCGGCTCTCTCACAGAGCTACCCCGTGATGTTCGCGGCGGACCCGGTTGGGGCGATGGAGTACGCGTTTCTCAAGTTCGGTGACTCGCGCCGCCGCACCGCTGGCCCGCCTGAGGGCAAGACTCGCAATGGAGCGGTGGACGCACAGATTCCCGGTAGCCGTACTGGTGACGGCCGCAGGGCTCCGACTGGTGACGCCCAAATCCAAGAGGCGTTCGAGCGCTTCAACAAGACGGGCTCCAGTCGGGACGCAGCGGCCTATGCCAAGGCACGGCTCGGACCTCTACTCAAGGACCAGTTCCGAGCGATGGGGCAAGAGCTTTAGGGACTGATCCAGGAGGCATACGGAAATGCCAGGTACCCAAGGCACACTGGCTGGCGTCTTCTCGGCCTTTGACGCTGGCTTCAATTCAAATGCCAGTGCGGCTGGCGTGCACCACGAGGATTTGGTTGACATTGTGACCATCCTCGATTCTTTCCAGACGCCGATGTTCAGTTCGGCTCCGAAGATGCGTGCCAAGGACGTAGTTCATTCATGGACCGTGGACACGCTCGCGGCGACCGCTACGGCTGGCGTCATCGAAGCCGTGGATTTCTCGGGAGATACGCTCACGGGACCCACCCGGCTCGTGAACGGGACGCAGATTTTCTCGCGTCACGTTGCCGTGTCGGATCGCGAGCGCGCGTCGAACTCGGCGGGCATCTCGGACATGTACGAGCACCAGGTGATGAAGGAGTTCAAGGTCATCGCCCGCAACTGCGAGGCTCGCCTGTGGGCGATCTCGTCCACGGGTTCGGCGACCGGCGCCGAGGCAGCCACGAACGCTCCGCTCATGGCGGGGTTCCGTGGCTTCGGCATCACGACTTCGTCCTCGGCCTCGGGCGGAGTCACGACGGCGGATATTGTCACGCTGTCGCAGACCTTGTTCGAGAACGGCGCGGAGCCCGACTCGATCTGGTTCGCACCGGCATCGAAGCGGCAGTTCGTGAACGCCACCGTCTCGTCTGGCTCGGGCAACGTGCGCAACATCGCGGCGACCGACCAGCGTCTCGTGGCGAACATCGACGTGTTCGAGACGCCGTTCAACCAGCTGTACGCGGTCATCACGGATCGGTTCATCCCGATCAGCACGAACTCGGCCTCCGGTGCCTACTACATCGGCGACCGCAGCATGGCGAAGATCGCGTTCTTCCGGCCGCCCCAGCACAAGGCGATGGGTAAGGGCGGCGATCACACGCGCGGCATCGTACTCATGGAGTGCACGCTGCAATTGGACCACCCATCGTCTTGGGGCGCAATTACTGGCGTCACAAACGGTTAAGGTCTTTTTGTTGGTAGGATAATCTTGTTGCGAGGCGGGATTGTCAGGATTATACTAGGCCATCCCGCCAACCAACAGGAGGGTCCGATGCCGTACAGCAGTAAAGAGAAGCAGACCGAGTATCACCGCAAGTACTACGCGAAGAACAGAGAACGTCTCAAAGAGTACAAACGGAAGTGGCAGCAAGAGAATCCGGAGAAGAGAGTGGAGTACTCGCGCAGGCAGCATGCTCGATACGAAGCCGATCCGGAGAAGTACCGAGCCTACTTCCGCAACCGCAGGATCAAGAGAGAGTACGATCTCACCGAAGCTGAGTACGCTGCCTGGGTCGTAAAGCAGGGCGGTAGGTGCGGTATCTGTGGCAAGGAACCGAGCGGCCAGTGGCACGGAGACAGGATGCTCAACGTGGACCACGATCACGAAACGGGAGCAGTTCGTGGACTGTTGTGCAATCGTTGTAACCGGGCATTGGGGCTCGTTGGAGATACCGAGGAAGCAGTCCAAAAACTCATGGACTACTTGATCGGAGCGAAGCGGTAATCTTGGGGAGGGTGCTGGGCCGGGGTCACGGTCTTCGTGGGGAACCCTGGAGTCAACGGCACCCTCTCAAGAAAGGAGTTTCAAATGGCAGGTAATCAGAGCCGTGGGTTGATCGCGGCCTCGAAAACTCGCGGGTGGGACCCGACCGTGATTCAGGGTACGGGCGAGAGCATCGCCAACTTCGACAAGGACCAAGGAAACTTGCCGGGGCGTCCTGTCGGCACGCTTCCGGACGGCACTCCCGATTCGTGGCCCGACGAGCGCGGGATCCCCTCGCTGGAGGTTGGCACGGCCGCATTCAGTCACCCTGACACCGATCGCGAGAACACAGCGCGGCGCACGCGCAATGCCGATCCCTTCGCAGGCATGTCATGAGCCCGAACCCAAACCCGAAGGGCACTGGAACAACCGTCTACTCACCCGAGGCCATTTTGTCGAAGGGCGCGGGCACGGTGTTTCGGGGGGCTCCGGACCTCGGCATCATCGCCGGTCCGGAGTACTCTCCACAGCTTCCGGGAACGCTGAGTCATGCTGGAGAGAGCTACGATGGTCCGTGTGGGTCCGGGCCTATCCGTGACAGCGGCGGAGCAGGGTCCGACATCTCGGGAGATTCCCCGGGACTGGATTCCGGGGCGGGTACACCACCGCAGGAATAGGGGGCACGATATGGTTGTGGTCTTCAAGGGCGGTACCAGTGGCAATCGGCAGGACGCGCTGCCTCCGACTCCGTCATCGGGCAATGCTCAGCCGGTACTCCGGACTGAGACTTCGGGGGCAGTTCCGAGCACGATCCATCTGCAAGCCGAGAACTTCGAGCAGTCGCACTACCAGCAGGCGACGCCGGACTTCATGCCTACGGGCGGCACGATTCCGGAGGGCTCCAGCGATATCTGTCAGCAGGACATCGAGAACATCAGCCCGCAGCGGGGTGCGAAGTTCTTCGGCGAGAACATCGAGACATGAGCGAGCCGAACGGCAGTTTCTTCATCTCGAAGCCGGAGACGGCGGTGGACGAAGTGCTGAACCCGGACATGCTCTTGAAGGCGGCCCCGGAGTACTACGGCCCACGCTTCGACGCCATCGCTGACCTGCGTGCCCAAGACGACGGCTCGCTGCATCGCGGGCAGGGGTTCCGGCGCGTGGCGTCACTCGTCAATGTCCCGTTGTTCGCAGCGGTTCGCACGGTGCTGGACCACGAGTTCATGCAGGACCGCAAAAAGTTTTATGCGTGGTTACGGAGAAATCGCCGGTACTGTACTTACGACATCAGGTCGCACACGGTTCGCCCCAAGGGAACCATCACCTATGTAGACGGCAAGGCGGTGTAACGTGGCGCGCGGCACTGACGGCCCACCAGTAAAAAAGCTGAGTGAACCCCATGCGGCTTACATTGCGGGGCTCATTGATGGGGAGGGATGTATTCGTGCGGGATTTGTTAGTACGGGGATCGTTTCTGCCAGTTTGACTGTCTCGATGACGGATGCCCCGACAATGCGCTGGTTACACGATACGGTTGGTGCGGGGTGCCTACGGACGTATGCGCCCAAGAAGCACTATCGAAGAGCCTGGCGATTCATTCTTGGGGCGCATCGGGCGGCCGATCTCTTGCGCCAGATTACCCCGCACATGATTACCAAGCGAAGAGAGGCCGAGTTGTTCGTTGAACTTATGGACCTGCGAGCGACCCTTAATCACGGCAGCAGATCACGCGGGCAAATCCGGGGGACATCCGGACGGCCAAGCAAGTTTTCCATGGCACCCGATCAACACCTGAGGCTCATTTCGGGGCTTGCACAAGAAAAACGCCGCGATTATGGGAAGGCTGTGTGAAGCCACTTCGGGTCTATACCCTAATCCCGTACAGCCACACGGCCTCGCAGTACTACCGTGCCGAGGTGGTGCTGGAGACTGCCGCAACGCTCGGGCTGCCGATCCAATCCGTCATCGACCGCCACGACGCCGGCACCAGTGCCGAGGAGCGTGTGTCGCAGTTCTGCGAGTCGGACATCATCCTGCTCTACCAGCCGCTCGGAGACACCGCCATCAACAACGTGCGCGGCGTGCAGGGCTTCCTGCCATCCAAGCGGGACGGAGACTGGAAGTGGGCGCCGAGCTTCGTGATCGAGACGGACGACAACCTGTTCAATGTCTCCCCGCTGAACCAGGCGTTCAAGAGTCTCGGCGTGCGGGACATGAACGGCACCACGATTCCGCTCGGGCATGAGATCGGCGTGGTCCAGGACGGCGAACGCAAGGTGCTGTGGTACGACACCTCGTTGATGAACGGCAGCCGCCCCGAGCGTCGCGACACTGCACGGCCGATCAATCTCGCCAAGAACCGCCAGTCCATCGCCAGTTACCGCACGCTCTTGGAGATGGCGGACCAGGTCCAGTGTTCCACGCCAGCCGTCGAAGCAGCCGTTCGCAAGGAGGTCACGCCCCGCAGAACGCGGGTGTTCCCGAACCTCGTGCGTTTCGACCATTACCCGCAGGTCCATCTCGCGGAGAACCCCGATCAGATCAAGATTCTCTGGCAGGGTGGTATTGCCCACTACGAGGACTGGTATCCACTGCGCGAGCAGTTGGGCCGCATCACGAGCAAGTACCCGCAGGTTCACTGGGTCATCTGGGGGGCACAGTTCCCGTGGGTCAACGAGTTGATCCCGCCGCACCGCTATACGTTCCAGGACTGGTGCCCGTACCAGGAGTACAAGCTGCGCCTGTGCATGATCGGGCACGACATCTCGCTCGCACCGCTGTCGGACAACGTGTTCAACTGCTGCCGGAGCGCGATCAAGTTCTACGAGTCCTCGGTGCTTCACAAGCCCGCTGCAACGTTGGCGCAGAACACCGCTGCCTACCGGGCGGAGATCGTGGACGGAGAGACCGCCCTGTTGTTCAACAATCCCGACGAGTTCGAGGAGAAACTGTCCCGGCTGATCGAGGATGTGACCTACCGCAAGCAACTGGCAGCGAACGCGAAGGACTGGGTGTCGGAGAACCGGGACGCGATGAAGGTGGTGCCGAGCATCATCGAGTCATGGGAGCGCTTGCGCGAGGAGCGGACTATCGAGCAGCCGCACGTCGGCGAGTCCGAATGGTTGGAAATCGAGCAAGCCGACCGAGCCGAGCAGGAAGCGGAGAACGGAGTCACGGATGAGCCTGTTCCAGCCCTCGACGAAAGCGGTTAGCGCCGCCTGCCAAGAGATCGCAGACACGGTCGGCGCGTCCGGCGATGCGGAGATGACGACCCGCGCCGGACGTTCGCTGTTTGCCGGACTCCAGCACTTCAACAACCGCGCGAACTGGAACTTCGCCCTGACTGAAGCCGCGCCGATCACCGTGTTTGCCCCGTTCAACGTGAGTTTGACGGCCTCGGCAGGGCAAGCTTCGGCGGCCGCTCCGGCTGGACACGGAGTCAAGCCCTACGACTTCATCATCGCGTCAGGGTTTGCTGCCGGGGTCCGCGTCTCCGCTACTGCTGCTTCGGGGGTCGGGTTCTACGGCACCGTGACGGGGTTCTCGGCAGGCGCGACAGTCATCACGGGCAACTTCACGCGCGACATGTACGACCTGCCGACCGATTGGAAACAGCCCTACAGCCTACGACTCTTGGCCTCGCAGAAAGTGGTGCGCCCGATCGGTCGGCGGCTCTACGACCGCTCCATCACCAGTGAGCAGCAGTCGAGCTCGGTCGAGTGGTACGACGTGTTCATGGTCGGCAGCACCGGGCGGATTCGCCTGCTGCCGCCGCCCCCGAGCGCGGACATCCTGCAAATCCGCTACTACCGCCGCATGACCATCCCGACCACGAGCGCCACGGCTGACGTTGTGGACATCCCGCAGGACTTCGAGCCCTACCTCGTGGCGTGGTCCAAGTGGCATTTCCTGGTGGACAAGGGAGAGGGTCGGGGCGACCAGATGAAGACCTGGTTCGTGATGGCAGACGAGGGCCTGAAGACCATGCTGCGGGAGCAGACGCGGCAGCCCGACGAAGACCTCGCGTTCATTCCGGGCCAGTATCAGTACGGCAATCGTGGCGACAACGTCACCCGGTTCCTCGACTGGAACTATTCGGACTGACATGGGACGCAAGACCGAACCCCTCACGGGCGGCTTGGTCACGGACCGAGACCCCGCGCTCCTGAAGCCCGGCCAGCTCTCCGACATGCGGAACATGGTGTACCGGAACGGCGCTGCCGCCTTGGAGCGCGCTGCCGGCCGGACCGCGTTCGTGACCGTGTCCTCGGTCGCCACGTCGGTGAACGGGCTGCGCGACATTAGCTTCGACAACGGGGACCGCTACCTGGTTTCGATGGCGGGCACGAAGTACCGCTACTCGACCCTGTCCGCTGCCCCCACCGCCACCGATCTCGCGACCATCGCCTCGGGCACTTCGCTGGAGGTGGTGCAGTACCGCAATCGGTTCTTCCTGATGAACGGAGCCCGGGCCGACTCCTCGGCCATCGGCACCAACGTGGTCGCCTACCTGAGTGCCACGGCCAACAACACGGTGCCGACGACCCGCCAGCACGGCATGTTGCAGGTCAACGCGGCCCCTAGTGTGAGCACCGCCGCCGGGGCGTTCTCGCAGACCGTGACGGGCTACTACGAGTACTGGACCACCGAGATCGCGAGGCTCACGCAGGACGGGGCGCAGGTCACGCTGGAGTCGGCGTTCTCGTCGGACAACGGTCCTTCGACGGTGCTGGTCTCCGCGACCGGCGTGGTGCCGGTGATCCAGTTGCCGACGATCCGCAACTCGATCACGACCGGCTGGCGCATCTACCGGGGCACTGTCAAGACCGTCGCCTCGGACAAGTCCTTCCCCACCGGCTTTATGATTGCGGAGCTCACGACTGCCGCCTCGGCCCATGCGGATAGCACGGCCGTGGCCTCAGCGTCATCGTTCCCGGCATCGGTCAATAGCGGCGGCAACTTCTACGTCGGGTTCGCCAGCGCCTCGTCGATGTTCTCGGACAATGGCGTCTATGCCTCCGGGAGCGTCGGAGCCATCTCCACCGAGGTCCAGCAGGGCGTCTACAACTTCTCGCTGGGTAGTTTCTCTGGGGTCGTGAAGGGCATTGCCGTCGAAGTCCAGGGGTATGTGAGCACGGGCACGGCCCCGGCTCCCATCACGGTCTCCATCGGGCAGCGGCGGTTCGACGGGCATTTCGTTCAGCGGTTTGGTTTGCAGGACTTCTCGGCCTCGAAGTCGGGGCTCTTGACGAGCACGAACTCGGCGGCTCCGACCACGATCACGCTCGGGTCCTCGACGGACCGCTGGTTCCCGACCGACTCCCCGGGCCTCGCCGACACCGACTTCGATGCGAACTTCCTCGTCGTCATCGCGACTTCGAAGCCCAACACGGCGGTGGGCATCGACTACGTCAAGGTGTTTGTCTACTACGGTGCCAGCGTGGACTCGACGGTTCAGTTCCCAGCGGTGGTCTACACGTTCGGGGACATCACGAGCCAGGTGGCGAAGAACTTCCCGCCGCCCTCCGCCAACACCGGGGACGTGTTCCAGGATTCTCTCGTCACGAACGACGTGCTGAACCGCTCGCTGGTGCGCTACAGCTTCCCGGGGGAGCCGGAGTACTTCCCCCCGACCTACTTCATCGACTTCGAGACGCGCGAGAACGACTACGTTCGCGCCATTCGCACGGTGAACAACCGGCTCATGGTCGGGCTCGACAGTTCGCTCTGGCGCATCAACTACCTGCCATCCGAGCGCGACTCCAGCTTTGATCGCGGTAAGGCCATTGACGTGGTGTCGCGCTCCTATGGCATCGTGAACCCGATGTGTTGCTGCAACTTCACCGTCGATGGCGAGTCGGAGCAGTTGGCGTTCATCTCCAACAAGGGGTTGCACACCACGGACGGGTTCAACTTCCTGACGCGGTCGCGCAACCAGAACTGGCGCAACTTCATTTCGCTGCTCGGCACCAGCACACCGATCGCGCTCATCAACGACCAGGAGAAGCGCGAACTGCTGTTCTACTACCGGAACGACACCGACGCCAACGGTGAGTACTACATGTGCCTGCACGCCTCCTACGACAAGAGCGACATCGACGGCGAGGGGAACTTCAAGTTCTCGGGGCCGGTCCACATGCAGAACTACGAGGCGGCTGGGGGGACTGTCGCGAGTCTGGAGTCCGCGTGGACGGTGAACCGGACGACGGGCAACACGACCGTGTTCTTGGGCTACGGCAACAACAGCACCGTGGCGGCGAACTCGACCACGGCGGGAGCCGGCAAGGTTTACCAGGAGAGCGGCACCACGATCCCGGCGGCGGACTCGACCTGTCAGTACACGACCCGGCGTATCTACGCGGCCGGGCTGTCCGGTGAATGGATGCTGGACGACCTGTACGGCTACTGCGGCAGTTACGCGGGCTCGCCGATCATCACCTACACGTTCAAGGGCACGAAGACCAATGACGCCGGGGAGACGACGCGGGGCACCAAGAACATCACGCTCGCCGGGGGGGTGTTGCACCACGTCTCGCCCAAGGTTCAGGTCGAGGGGTTGCGGATCACGATGCAGGCGACGGCGACCACGTTCGAAGAGGAAATGCTCGTGCTCGGCAGCACGACGTTCGGACTGGAGGACGCCCGATAGGACGCGACTTCAGCGGTATCCCCTACGCCAGCTTGCCTGAGCCCACGGCACCCGACTTCACTCCGAGACTGCGGAACATGCTCTCGGCGATCGACGTGTGGGCGCGGGACGCCTCGCAGGGATTGGCGCGAGTCACCGCCGGGCAGGTGCCGAACTCCTCCGGGACCACCATCGTCACCGCCGTAACTCCAAGCGGGAATGTGGCGTTCTGGGACCAAGCTCAGACCTGGACGGGAGCCCAGCAGTTCAACGCACAGATCATTTTCGTGGGCGGGCTGCTGACGAACGACATCACGATCGCCTCGGCTTGGACCATTGACGGTCACGGCATCCATGATGCGATCAACCTGTTCGACAGCGGCACGTTCAACGAGGCGATCCTGTCGTTCGCAGATGTTCCTTCGGGCAAGACCTACTCGTTCGCTCCCAGTGCCGGGGTTCTGGTGCCGGTGGGAACTGGAGCAGCGGCAGCCGGAGCCCTCGGCGCCATCTCACTGACGGGCCAGACCGGCAGCCTCGCCGCCCAGACCTTGCTGACTGGAACAGCGACCTCGGCGGGACTCTACCGGGTGTCGTTCTACTTGAAGACCACGACGGCCGGGGACCCGGCGGACAACGTCACGGCCACGCTGGCTTGGAATGACGGCACCGCTCAGACCTTGGCGATTGCCTTCCTTGGGACCACCAGCGCCACGGTCCACTACACGGCCCACGATCTTGCGACGCTCAACGCTTACAGCATGGCGACGGTGGTAGTGAAAGCCGCCGCGAGCCAGAATGTCACGTTCACGACCACACTCACGTCGCCGGGGGCCGGCACTCCGGCCTACTTACTGGATGCGCGCATTGAAGCGCTGGGGTAGCATGGCGCTCAGGGAGGGACCCCGATGAACCCGCTGCTGTTGTCGGCCCTGTTGTCGTTCGGCCCGAGCATTGTGTCGAAGCTGTTCGGCGGGCAGGACCCCAAGGAAAAGCTGCGCGAAGAGATCATGCGGCTGCTGGACCCGAAGAACCAAGCCGCGCTCACCGGGCAGTTCTACCAGGGCAACATCGGCAGTCCGGGGTACTCACAGGCGTTGGGAACCATCGCGGCAGGGGCGAATCAGACTTCCAATCGGGTCGCCTCGTCGCTAGCGGAGCGGGGGATCGGAACCACCGGGACGGGGGCAGTTCTCTCTGGGCTGACCCCCTCTCTGGTGGGGAGCCAGACGGCCGCGCTCCGGACCAGCGCCCACGACGCCGCCCTGAAGCAGACCGAGGACTTCCTGCGGCAGCGCATAGCGGCTCTGACCGGGACGCAGGGACCGAGCCAGACGCAGCAGTTGTTCGGAGCCGGTCTTGAGGCGTTCGGGCCGTATCTGCAGGCGTATCTCAAGAGCCGGTTCCCGAGTTTGCAGTTCCCGACCGCCGCGACGGTAGCGCGCTAATGGCCGATTTTTCTGGCATGACGCTGGACCCTGCGGTCCTCGCGAGTCTGCAAAACACCCTGACGCCTGCTGGGGTGTTGTCGGCATTTCAGGCGGAGCAGGAGCGGCAGGCGAGGCTGGCAGCGCAACGGACGAGCCAAGCGACGGAAGCAGCTGCGTCAGCAGGCCAGCAGTACCAGACGGCTGCTGCGGCACCGCCGCCACAACTCGACCCGCTCTCGGCTTCGCTGCCTCTCCTGTTGGGCAACATCTCCAGCATCATCGGTGGGGACCAGAGAGCCCCGGAGCGTGCCCAAATGGGCATCGCGGAGCAGCGCCGCAGTCTCATGCAGGCACGCACCGACAACCTGATCGCGCTCAAAGACAACTTCGACAAGAAGGCCCGGGCAGCGGAGTCCGCTGGGGACATGGAGGCGGCGATCCAAGCACGGAGCAAGGTCGAGACACTGGCGAAGACGCTGGACGTGCTCCAACAGCAGGAGCAGCACAAGCAGGCAACGGAGCTCGAAGGGAAACGCCAGCAGGGAGCCCAAGACCTCGAAAAGCTACGCCAGAAGGGCGACATCGAACTCGAACAACTCCGTGGCAGGAATGCTCTCAGCGCACAAAACGCGAAGCTTGGGGGCGGGCTTCCCGGTGGCGGTGTTGCTGGAGTGGAGGCATGGACCGATCTAGTCGAGAAGGGCGGTGTGCAAATCTACAACGTGCCACGAGAGATCAGGACTCCGGTCGCCGTGTCGCTTGCCGCGAAGGGTGCTGCTGTGGTTCCCCCGAAGGTCCGCGAGACCATCAACACGCTCTCAGCGGCGCGGGGCATTCTTGTGGAGATCGGGAATCTTTCGAAAGCGGTGAACACGGCAGAGACAGGCAAAGCGAGACTCAAGACCGGAGTGAAAAGTCTCGTTAAGGGGTGGCTCCAGTCAGATGCGGACGCCGCGCTCTATGACAAGACCAGGGATGGGTTCCTCGCGACCGTTTCCCGAGCCACGGGGGAGCGCGGCGTACTGACCGATCGTGATGTCACCCGTGCCCGGTTGCTGCTGCCCAACAGGTTCGATACCCGGCAGATCGCCGAACGCAAACTCAAGCAACTGAACGCGTTCCTTGACGGGATTCAGGATCGTGCCGTGCGTATCTACACCACCCCGCTCGCGGAGCCCGAGGCAAAGGCTGGTGGCGATCCGCTGAGGATTCGCTGATGCCTACCCTCAACGAGCTCGGCAAGAAGGTCAAAGCCAAGTATGCGGGCCAGTACGACGACCTGACGGACCTCGAACTCGGACGCCGGGTTCGGGCAAAGTACCCCAACGACTACGCCGACTTCTCGGGCGCTGACTCAACTCGTGTCACCGTGCGGCCCCATGAGCGGGCGTTCCCCAAGCGGTCTGCTGGTGGCGGGGCCAGTTTCGCGCCCGAGCGCCCCAAGACAGGCTACGAACGCGCCACGGACCTGATCCCCTTGGTAACGGGAGGGATCGGTGGTGCCGTGGGTGGCGGTGTCGGAGCGACCTTGGGCATCCCGGGCGGTCCGGCTGGCATCCAGGCCGGACGTGCTGCTGGTAGCGCCGCCGGGGCCGATGTGTTGGGGGCTGGGGGAGAGGCTCTCCGGCAACTGGTGACGGAGGTCCCGGCTCTGGTGACGGGCGGGGTGCCGGCCTACGAGGCCGCTGGAGGGCCACAGAACCCCGCAGAGGCGTTCCAGCGCATCGCCGATGTTGGAAGCGAACAGGCTCAGCTGGACCTCGCTGGGCAAGCCCTGAGCGGCGTGGCGAAGGGTGCCGGATGGGTCACGATGATGGCGGCGCTCCGGGCGAACCCCGAACTGGCAAAGACCGCCATCGACTTTGGCATCAAGTTCAACAAGTACGGTAAGGACAAGCTGCTGACCCTTCTTGGCAGGACGGGGGACAGCCTGCGCCAAGTGGTAGCGCAGGCCGATGCCCGGGGTGGCGGGCTCCACTCCAACTTGCTCGCAGACAGGATTGAGCAGCAGGTAAATGCCACGCTCGCCAAGAATAGCACGGAGGCTTCAGACCCGGTCACCAAGGCAGCGGTGGAAAGGCTGAAGGAACGGTTCCTGCAAAGCTCCGGGCCACTTCTTCCGCTGACGAAGGCACAGATTTTCAAGAAATCCGCCGGGGACGAAGCCAAGGGCATTTTTGCGCGTGCGGAGAAGGGTGCCAAGGTGGAGATCGCAAACGATCCGGTGAGGCAGATTTGGAAGCATGCCGAGAACCAGGTCCTGTCCGACGCGCTCGAAACCGCCATCGGACCGGCTTACAGCACCATCAACGCGATTGAGTCCAAGCTCATCCGGCTCAAGAACCTCATCGCCCCCGACGCCGAGAAGCAGGCGGGTGTGACCGCCGTTGGTGCGCTGCGGGGGGCTGGTGCGGTCGGTACGACGCTGGGGGGGGCTATCGGCGGCGAAGAACTCGGCCGGCGGCACGTCACTCCGGGCGGGCCTCTGATGGGTGCGCTGGGAGGTGCTCTGGCGGGCAGCCCTCAGGGGTTGTCCATGCTGGCATTGTTGCTGTCCAGCCCAGCGGTGGCGAGCTTGCTCAAGAACACTCCCCGAGGCATTGCCGGCGTAATGCAGGGCACCGAGTGAGCAGCCTCATCACCGATCTGGAGCCGTGGACCCAAACCAAGTGTCACGAGTTACTGGCGCGCTGGGAAGCCGCCATGCACCCGCCGTTCCGGGTCACGCACACCCACCGCACGCTCGACGAGCAGTTGCATCTCTGGATGCAGGGCCGCAAGCTGGTCAACGGAGTCTGGGGCGTGATTGAGCCACGTCTCGTGGTCACCAAAGCCAAACCAGGAGAGTCGCCCCACAACTACGGGGCCGCGTTTGACATCTGCTTCGTGGGGCCGGACCCCTACCTCCATGCCTACGAGGTCGAGCACCACAAGCCAGACCCCCTCTGGCAGGTGATTGGCCAACTGGCAACCGACCTGGGACTGAACTGGGGCGGGCCACTCGGAGACGGGGACCGTTTTACTTGGGACTCGCCGCACTTCGAGAATCCGAACTGGAAAGCGCTAAGGGGGGCGCATGACGTTTGATCTCGGGCAGTTTGCCATTGCTGCTGGTGCTGGGATTGTGATCTTCGCGGTGACACAGATTGCCGCCAGTCAGCTTGCTGTTCATGGGATGAAGATCCAGCAGAGCGAGCATCACGAGCAAAACCGAACCGCTATGGGTGTGCTAGCAGCGCAGATTGCCCGCATTGAAAAGGCGATCGGGCTGGATGACCCGGACGAGGCGGCGTTCGTCCGTCAATCGGAAGCTCGTCGGGCCATAGAAGATAACGAACTGGAGCACAACCGTCTGCACGGCAGGCTGAAGGACCACGAAGGTCGTATCACCGGACTGGAGCGGAAGTCCCGATAGGAGGCCGTACATGGATGCCTTTCTTGCGATTCTGAACAACCCCGCGATCCTGACGATTCTGCCGATTGCGTGGGGACTGGTGTGCAAGTACCACCCGGCGTGGAAGAACGTGCCGAACGCGATCATCCCCTACGTCACGGCGGTGGTGGCGTTCATCGTCAAGGTGTTCGCACCCGAGGAGGCGCACGCCGGAGCGTTGCTGGCGGCGCTACCGCTCTCCGCTGCGGGGGGTATTCTCGGGCACGCTGCCCAGGCGGGCTGGCAGGCGATCTTCAACAGCCTCGTCTACGAGGTTTTCCTGCGGCACCCGGCCAACGCCGTTCTTGCCAAGCCCCGTTAGGGACTGGAGCGCTGCCTCGCGTTCGGGCCAGCGCTCTGCCCACCACTCCCGCCATCTACGGCTGGACCCGTGCCAACGCCTGTGATGCGTTGAGCACAGGAGCAGCCCGTTCTCGGGAGCCAGTCTCAGGTCCGGCCACTTGCCTTTCGGGTAGACGTGATGGAGCTCCAAACGGCATCGCGTTTCCGCGCACCCCGGGAACTGACACCCACTGTCACGTTCTTTGACAGCCCGGACCCAGTCCAGGTGTGCTTGGATACCCCGCCTGACGCGCGCAGAGACGCGGCGTAGAGCCTTCCCGCGCTGGAGACGCCCCGAACGTCTCATGCCCGCCTCGGAAGGGCTACACGGGCACCCACGGCAGCGTAGGCCTCCTCCAGCGATGTGACCGTGACGACCTTGTGCCCCTGCCACATGGCCGCAAACGCCACCTGCCTGGAGCGAGTCGTCGCCTCGGAGCCGCCGGAGGGTTTCTTCCAGCCGGGGCGTTTGACTTCGAGCATCTGATCGACCCCGCGATACCCAACAAGCAAATCTGGGACTCCTGGACCGCCGTGAGCGTGGAGCTCCAGCACACTAACCCCGATAGCCCGCAGCCCATCGACGATCTCGGGGTGGCCGGCGTCCTTCTTGGCTAGGTATCTCACCGGATGAGTCTCCAGCCTTGGTGCCACTCCAACAGGATGCTACCGATGAGCGAGGCGACTTCGATCTTGGCTTCGGCGCTGTTGGGCTTCTCCCAGTGGGCGATCCGGAACTCCCCGTACTGGGCCATGATGGCACGCCAGCGGTAGGTCATCGCCGGACCCACCACAGGATGTCGATGCTCGGGACGGGGCTGGACTCGATCTCGTTACAGATGGCGTGCCACAACAGCGTGACCGGACTCGGCATGGGCTGGCTCCTTTCGCAAGAGTTCGAGCAGCAGGTCAATCAGTTCGTCCTTCTCGCGGCTGTACAACTCGCTGTCTGCTCGCCGGATGAGCAGTTCGTTGATGCGCTCGTTCATGGCGTACTCCAGGTGAGAGGGCGGGCCGCCCCGGAACTGGCGTTTCGCTTTAGCCCCGACGCGCCAGTCGCCCCGAGATAAGCCCGCCCACGCTCCGCTTCGCTAGCGATAGAACGCCTTGATCCCGCCCCACGTCATCGGCCCCTTCGCCACCACTCCCGTAGGACCGTGCAGCGCGAGGTTGTCGGAGAACATCGTGCAGCCCGGCGTCACAGAGCATAGCGCCGCCATCTGCTCCAGGTTGAGCCCCTTGAACGGTGTCAGCTTCGTGACGGGCTCGGGCTTGCCCTCGTCGGTGGTCACGATGCCGGGGTCGCGCGGCGGCCCGTAGACGCACGGGTTCCCGGCGCACACACAGTTGACGTAGCCCTGGTCGCACACGGACACACAGCCCGTTTCCGAAGCCATGCTCACGCACAGCATGGAACCATCCGCGCCCATCGGCAGGCATGTACCACACGCCGACACTGAGCCCACGAGACACAGCATTGCCAGCAGCACCAGAGCGAGAGCCTTCATGTGCGACCTCCTTCTGCCCCTAGGGGCGGGTTAGCGCACGCGCCACAGAAAGCGTGCGTCCTGCGGTGGAACGATTTCTTCGGAGGTCACAAGCGATCCATCGTTCAGCAACGGATTGCGTTCTCCAGAAATGTGGCAGTAGCGACCAGGGTTGAATCGCATGTTTACCGGTTCTTGTGTTGGATTCACAAGCACCACGCCATCCATAAAATCCCGCCGCCACAACCCATTCGGGAACGGTCTTGGCGGTTCCCGGCGTTCTCCGAGCCAACCCGTGTTGCCAGCCACACTCCACTCATCCTGCCACCATTCCGCGTATCGGAAACTGAGATCATGGTCCGGTCCGAACGACAGTGCTGCCCCGAATAGGCACGCGGTCCCGAGTGCGAACCTCGCCTCGCGCATCCCCTCCGGTGAGTAGGGGTCCGAGAACCACCCCGCTTGCAGCCAGTCGTGCGGTCGCGCGGATTCCTCGAACGTCTCGCGCGCCTGCTCGAACGTCGTGAACGGCACCGGGAAGCCTTCGCGCATGAGCCCGTCCACTGGCAGCCGATCGGCCCCGACCCCGTTCGCCAGCACCAGGAACCCCGGGCCGCCCGCGTCCTTCAATCGTCGCACCAGCCGGGTCATGTTCGCGAGTCGAAGTTTGTCCTTCTCCGGCGTGAAGTCTGGCGTCTGCGCCACCCAGTCCAGCGTTGGCGACATGAAGTCCCCGAAGAACCCATCGAACAAGCGAGAACTAGCGACGGCACGCAGTAGGTCCGTGAGCGCACGGGCGGTTTCCCGCTTGCTCCAGTCCACCTCGTAGCCGATGGGTGCGTTCGGGATAAACCCACCCGTGCCCGTGATGGCCCGTTGCCAATCCGCCGCGAATGTCAGATCGCTCGCGCTCGGGGTCGTTGTCGTTGGCAGGTACCAGTGAGTGAGTAGCGAATACGCGAGGATGCGAATGCGCGGGTTCAAACGGCGCAGCATGAGTAAAACATCCGTGCGGCTAAATCCGTTAATCGAGAACCACGGTGTCAGGTTCAGCGTCACCGTATCGAACCGCGCCAACTTTGCAATCAGCGCATAGTCGAGCGAGCCATCCGGCAGGACGTAGGGCGCGCCCGTTCCCCGGTTTACCGCGTAGCAGGCGATCCGTGGGAACGCGGTCACTTCCCGTACCCTCTGGCCAACCCGGCAGCGAAGTTCAGCACCGCCTGGCCGAGCACAAACCCGATGCCGGCGAAGAACCCGAACAGGACCCACTGTAGCCAGTTTCCGCTGAACATGTGCGACCTCCCTTCTGGCCCGTGGGCCGGTGTGTCGTCACCTCCATGAGAGAGCGGGGCGGCCTTGCAAGCGACGTATGTTTGGCATACGCGGGCGTCCCCACTCGGGCCACGCCACCGCCCCACCTTTCCGCCGTCTCCGGCTGGTTCAACGGTAGAGGTATCGGGCGACGAATCTCGCCGACAACTCCTTGTTGTGCTTCTCCAGGAATGTTGCCTGCCGACGAAGCCACGCCGCGATGGACTTGCGGCCCTTGAGCGTCATCTCGGGCGCGTCGTGGATGGTAAGGATTGCTGCCGACTTCTGCTTGTTCATCGCCTGCCTCCTTGCCGTGGTGAGCGGCGGGTGACGGGTTACTGCGGCTACGGAAGCATTCTTTCAAGTCTGCGGGCGGTGGTTTCGATCGCGGCCGTTACTTCGTCCTCTGTCACATAGCGGGAGCGGGCCATCATGACGAGTTCCCCGGTAACTAGGTGGGCGACTTCGTGCCGTGCCGAAGCCCTCATTCGTTCGTCGGTCGGGGTGTCCAATGGTCCCCATTTGGTTGCAAGCCGAATGATACAGATGCGGGAGATGCCGCGCGGCTCGCAGGTTGCTAACGAGTCGCACTTCTCGTGCGTGACCCGCACCTCCCAATCGACGAGATTCCAGAGCTTCAACAGTCTCCGAACCTCAGCCTCAAATACGGCGAAGTGGCGCTTGGTGGTCTTGTGCTCGCTCACGGACGCACCCGGCCGCAGCGAGAGCACGCGGTGAAGAAATCCGGGACGAAGATGTCCGGGGTTGAATAGTCTTGGTATTCTTGCCACCGATGCGCCCCAAACAGACAGGCCAGCCAGCCGAGGGCGCGCTTCACCGGAGCGGCCCCGGGAATAGGTAATCTCGCACCTGCTCGTCGGTGCCGTACTTGATGATCGCCTTCGCTCATGGCGTGCGCGTCCATCGGCTCAGTGTGGTACTCAAAGTTGAACGTCCGCCATGCGATCACTTCCGCCCTGAGCAGGTCGCGCTCGCTCTGCAAAGCGGCCATCGCCCGTGCCCATTGCGTGGCCGTACTTTGTGCTTCGCGCCGCTCGCGCTCGGCGCGGCCCGCGCGGTCCCGCTCGGCAGCCAGGTCGCGTCGCAGGTCAAGCAACATATAACCAATGGCAAGAGACTTTATTCCGGGAGAGCCATCGAGTGGGCAGGCGCTCTCGAACGCCTCAAGTGCTTGCTCATCCCGGTCCACCGCGCTCCTGTCGTCAGCGGACACGGAACACCTCCTCGATGTGCCCGTGCCGGTAGTCCCGCAGCGGGTCGGTGACGTATTGCCCGTCCTTGGTCCTTGCGGACACGGTGTACATAAGCGTGTCGAAGTCGAACCGCTCGTGGCACTCGTCGATCATCGCCACGAATCGGACCTGCCAGTCCTCGGGCATGGACTGAAGCACCAAACGCGGGATCACCAGATAACTCGCATACGACAGCCCGAACGCCTCGTGAATGGTCCGAGGGTCGCTAGCGGATGACGATGACATGGCCGATCCTTTCCCCTCTCCACCGCTTCCAGTACAGCCCCGGCTTGGTGGGAGGAATGATCTTGCGTCCACTGACATCGTAGTAGTCCAGCACACGCGGCCCGCCCGCGCCCACGTCCAGCGTCCCGTTGACCGTGACCATGTTCGAGGCGCATGACCACCGTGAGAACGGGCGCTTGCACTGGACGTACGCGGTCGCCACCTGCGTCGTCGGGATGTCCACGGTCATGCTCTGGCCTTCCATTCCATGCACCGGGCCGGCGAACGCGACCCGCTCGGTCGTGGTTCCCGAGACGACGTAGCACACCTTCACCGAGTCGAGGTCAATCATCGTCGGACCTGTGTTGCTGCACGGGGTTCCTGCGATGTTCCAGGGCAGGGTGAAGCTGACGAGGGTTGCGAGAAATGCGGCCAGCATGGCGGTTCCTTCCGCTGACGACAGGCTCCCGGAGCGCTGTCACTTGCGCCCCCTGCCAACAACGTAAGCGATGACCGCCACCACCGCGACCACGAACACAATCAGGAAGAACGTGCCCCAGATGAAGGCGTTGAAAGCCTCACTCGCCATGACTCTTAACCTCCCTGATCTCGGAGTCGGTCAGTAGGTTGATCTCGCGTTTGATGGCGGCGCGGCGGTCGTTGGCCTCGGTGATCTGCTTCAAGATCGCGGCTCCGTCCGGGCGGTGGAAGCCCTCTGGCTTGCGGGCGAGTTCTTCCAGGTCCCAGAGCTCAGCGTTCACCGCCCGCAGTTCTTTCATTGCCGGGAGCACTTTGTTGGAATATTCGTCGCTAAGTTCGCAAGCCCAAAGCGCCAGCAAATCTCCGTATTCGCGCCGAATGTGTACGAGTTTTTCGGCATCGGTGATGCGTGCCAGTTTGAGTCCCAGGATCGAGATGCGATCCGCGAGGTCGGCCACTGAGCAGGGAGCGAGCACTCTCACAGCGCGCCGGCCTTGCGAGCATCCTCGGTACACAGCCGGACATTGGCGCGGTGGGTGACGAGTTCCCGCTTGAGCCGTGCGAGTTCCTTGGCGTGGTACTGGGCCGAGATTTCAGCGTCGTGTAGGAACCGGAGCGCGGTGGACAGGCCCGCCTTGGCCTTCTGGCGGCGGTTCACAGCGGCCTCGAATAACTCTCTGCCACCGTTTCGTAGAGAGTCTTTTGGGGAGAAACGCGCACGTTGCACTTCGGGCAATAGCTCACCCATGCCGTCGATTCGGCCGTGCAAATCGCCGTTTCGTCAGTGGTAACTGGCGGAACGGAGCGGAGATATTGGCTCCTGACAGGGCTACCGCAGGTGACATGCTCCGATCCCGCTGTCTCCGTGTCGCTGTGGACGAACATCCCCGACCAGAATGGTCCGCCGCGCGGCTTTGTAGTGGCGGTCACAGCGCACGCTCCATGTCGTCAGCACGGTCGAGAGCACGCTGGGCGGCCACGCGGTCACACTCGGCGCACGGGCCATCACAGTACAGCCCGTCGTAGGTCACGGTGCACTTCGGCTCGTACTCGTACACCTTCACGTCTTTCACAGGATGCCTCCCTTCGGATTACTGCGAGTTCTTACGCGGCCTCCCGGGCTTGCGCTTCTCGGGCTTCTCCGCCGCCAGCACTCCGGCGTTCGTCACGATTGCTGTCACGGGTTTGCGTCGCCTGCGCTTCGTGGTCACGGCTTCCAAGTCCGCCACGAGTTCTCGCTGGATCGCTCCGAGCACGATGGCCCGGACCCGCTTCTCCTCCTCCTCGGTCAACAACACGTCGCGCCCTTTCCACGACGCCATGCGGTCTGCGACGACGAGCGCGAATACGGGGTTGGCGCTCCGGGCCGGCTCTGCCACCACGGAAGGACTGGGCATGGCAACAGGGGCCGGCGCCGGAGCGGACTGCGGAATGAGCGGGCTCGGCGGCAGGTTCACGCGCGGGTCGTGCTGGTCGAGCTCAGGGTCCAGCCACTCGGCGGGCACGTCGGGGTCGTAGGCCGGGAAAGCTGGAGCCGGAGCGGAACCGCGCTCGAACCCCTGGATCACGGTCGGGTCCGGCAACGGGTCGCGGCCCTGCATCTCGCGGATTTTATCGAGGTCTTGGATCAGGTTGCTCACGCGGTAGTCCTTTCGGTGATGCTGGTAACGCTGGAGTGTCTCGGGTCCAAAAACAGGTGCCACAGGGTTAGTGCGGCTTTGAAGCCCATGAGCAGTTCGTCGAGTGACAGCACCCGCCCATCGTACAGGTGCCCGAGTTCATGCGGCACGACTTCCAGCGATCCGCCGGCGGTCTTCGGGATATGCACCAGCCGGCCCGGGACCACGATTGCCCACCTATTCGCAGCCCGCAGGTACGCCGCCATCTGCATGTGGTGGGTGTCGTAGATTCCAGTCGAGGACTTCCAGTCGTCCAGCAGGAGCGAGCCAGCGGGGGCGTCGGGGCAGCCGGGTAGGGCTTCGGAGAGCAGGTCAATCGTGCCGGCGTAGCCCCACTCCGGGTCCCACACGGGCTGCTCGACGCGGACGGGCTTGCGCTTGGCACCGACCCACCATGCCCGCCAGGACGAGAAACCAATCGCAGCGGGGGAGGACAGGCTGGGTTCGGGGCCGACCGGCAGCCCAAGTTCGCGGTGCAGGTGCCACTGGATACGGCCGTGAATCTCGGAGCCGATGTCTCCGGCCTTGGCAAGTAAGCGCTGGTGAGCGCGGGTTTTTCCAAGCCTGGCTTCGGTGGCAGAAAGGAAATCCCCCCGATCTGGGCCCATGTCCGGAACGCGGATGGCACGGGAATACCCGTCCCACACATCGCCGGCAGCCTCCAGCACGGCGGCGCGCTCCGAGTTGGCGGACCACTTGATGAGTCCTTCGGTGCCGAGCCCGGCGCACTTCAAGGCGGACGTGACGCGGCAGAACTCGCCCTCAGGGGTGTCGTAGAGCTGCACTCCGTCGCGGTTCCGAATCTTGATGCTGCCGGGCTCGGGCCAGGCGGTGCCGAACAGATCCGCAATCATGCGACGTACTCCTTCCACGCCTCGTAGAGTTCCAAAGCGAGCTGGCGGGAGCCCATCGGGTCCGAGGTCCCCTGAAAAACCCGGCTGGCGAAGTCGAGACAGGCGAGCAACAACAACGTGCGCTCCGATGCGCCAGACGCCCGTGGCTGGCCTTGCGGGGCCGGGGTAGTGTTCTGAGTCGTTTGGGGCGCGGCGGGCTTGGCGGGCCGTTCACGGCAGCCAGGGAACGAGCACGCCCAGAACTCCCCATAAGCCTTGCCCGTGGTCTTGGAGACGCCAGCGGGCACAAGTTTCCAAGGTAGGTTGTGGACGGTGCAGACGCCGGGAGCCGTCATATCCCACCTCGGGGAACGTATCCGTAACTGTTGCACTCCGAGCATCCGAAAGTGCTGGTGCCCATTTCGGAGTACGTCTCGCCTGGAGCACCGATGCCGGTGCCGTGGCATTTGGGACAGACAACACACCCAGCCGGGATATTCTTAAGGGGCTGCGGATCGGCGGGCACGAACACGTCCCGGTAGAGCTTCTCAGCCCAATCTTGGCGCTTCATGCTTCACCCCCAAGGTTCGCAGCGATGTCTGCCTCACACTCGGCGCACGTCATCTTGCCGAGCAAGCCGGAGGGCGCGACCCAGCCTGGAGCCTCGCAGGCGTAGCACACGCCCCACGATTTGCCGGGTACAAGATCATAGTAGGCGCGCAGGGGTTCGTAGTCGCCAGCACGGAACCGAGCCAGCGCAGCCTCGAAAGCAGGTGAAACAGCCGACAGGTCACTCATGGCGCAATCCTCCGTTCCAGCAACACAACACACTCATGTGCAGCGACTTCGACGACAGCCGGTTTGACGCGATACGCTTTTGCCATGCGCTCGATGAGGTCCAGGCCGGGCATCACGGCGCCGCGTTCACAGTGGTGCAGGTGCGAGACGGAGCACTCCAGCGCGATTGCCCGCTCCACCGCTGTCGGCAATCCGGCTTGGATGCCCAACTGAGCGAGTGGGCCAGCGTTGCGGCGGGGTCTCAGTCTGCGCTTGCGAGACATTTTCGTGGCGGTCCTCATGTGCGAGACACTAGGCTATCAGTTTGGCGAAGTCAATGGCTATCTCAGCGGGAACTGGTCGGCGACATCGGCGTAGAGCTCGGTCCAGCGAATGAGCGCGCAGTCCAAGTGAGCCTCGCCCGGAGGCAGGCGGAACGGCTCCGCGCTGGTTTCGACGGATAGGTCAGTGATCGGGCGGTCGCACAGCCAGCAGATGGCTGTCATGGTCTCCAGCCCTCCCGGTTGTCTTTCGGCTTGCGATGTTCGTCAATGTATTCTGCGAAGCTGCCAATAGCTAAGAGCAGCAGCGGTACCACGGCGACCACGACGAAGATTAGGGCGTGGTGCGCATCCATCCATGCTCCGAAGCTCCACAGAGAGCGTTCGAGCCAGGTTTCTAAGCGATCTGCCCAGTTCATGGGTTCCAGTCTTCCGGGGCGAGGGTCATCGTCGGCCACCGAAGGCCCTCGTTATTTCTCCGCGCCCACTCCATCTGCCGGATGCATTCGTCGGATACCTTGCCCCAATCGGCCCACGAGAATGGAGAAGTTCCGGGCAGACCGGATTGAATGCTCGCAAGCCAGACTTGTTCAAGCCGATGAGCAAGTTGTTCGCGCAGGTCAGGCATGTGGCACCTTCGTATGCGGCCGTAGGACAGTTTGGACATGGGCGGGCAGGCGCCGGCGGGCACGTTCGGCCCGGTAGGACCAGCGGGCACGGTAGGGCGAGTCCCAAGCGGCCAGCTCGCGGGAACTGGCGCGGGCGTATTGGAACGCGAGGCTACGCAGGTTGCGGCTCATGGTTGGACCTCGCTGGCGTCGAGCAGTTCGGTGAGAAGTCGCTCCAATTCGGCGTCGAACTCATCCCAGGCGGCATCCCTGGCGGCAGCCCAGGTGGCATCCCTGGCGGCAGCCCAGGCGGCAGCCCAGGCGGCATCCCTGGCGGCAGCCCAGGTGGCAGCCTCGGCGGCAGCCCAGGCGGCAGCCCAGGCGGCATCCAACGTCGCCTCGTCAATCTCGCCGTTGAGCCATGCTAGCTTTGCGGCGACGGCCGCACGGCTGCGCGGGTCCACGGTGCGGCCCGCAGCGTCCTCGCGATCTAGCGCCTTCGTAGCGCACCAGCACGCGAACCGATGCAGCGTGTTGGTCGCGTCCACATAGTCCGTGAGCATCAGGCAGTCGGACGCAGCGTGCTTGTCGGTGTTGTGCGGCACCACGGTACCCGAGAGTTGCCGCCGCGCGACGAACGGACCGGGCGCGTAGCCGAGAGCGTCGCGCAGCCGCACGGAGCCGTGGTAGCCGGATTCGCATGGAATGACTTCGCCCGCATGGTGGAGCGCGTCGCCGGCCTTCGGGAGTGGACGGCCGTCGCGGAGTTTGTCGGCCGCGAAGTGCCAGACGGTGGTCGTGGCGGGTGCGGCCTCGGTCGTGGTCATTTCGTGGCGTCCTTTCCAGTCAGGGCGGACCAGCGGGCACGGTAGGGCGAGTCCCAAGCGGCCAACTCGCGGGACGACGCGCGGGCGTATTGGAACGCGAGGCTACGCAGGTTGCGGCTCATGGCTGGACTCCCGGTAGCACTGGCTTGGGGATCGCATAGGCGTCGAACAGTTCGATAAACCGCGCAGCCTCAAGCCGCCAATGAGCCGGAACCTGTTCCAGTGATTCCGCCCCGAAAGCCGCATGTGTCGGGCAGTTCTCCCATGAGTGGCAGTCCCAACAGCCGGTCGCGAGCACGTCAGCGAGATTCTTGCCACCGCCCGTGAGGAAAGCCGGGACGACTTCTGCGAGATATTGCTCCCAGGTGACGGCCCGCGAGAGGTTGGCCCGCGAGAGGTTGGCCCCCGAGAGGTTGGCCACCGAGAGGGTGGCCCGCGAGAGGTTGGCCCACGAGAGGTTGGCCCCCGAGAGGTCGGCCCGCGAGAGGTCGGCCCCCGAGAGGTTGGCCCCCGAGAGGTTGGCCCCCGAGAGGTTGGCCCCCGAGAGGTTGGCCCCCGAGAGGTTGGCCCACCAGAGGTTGGCCCCCGAGAGGTTGGCCCACGAGAGGTTGGCCCCCGAGAGGTTGGTCCATGAGAGGTTGGCCCCCGAGAGGTTGGCCCGCGAACCTTTCTCGTTATCCGCGAACCATTCGGCATGAGCCTTGAGGATGCCGGCGAGTTCGTCAGCGGTATAGGACTTCATTTCGTGGCGTCCTTTCCAGTCAGGGCGGACCAGCGGGAGAGAGCGGCGCGGCACTCCCGGTATGTGATCGCGTCACTTTGCATGTTCGTCTCGTCGGCTGGGTCCCCGGAGGAGTGCGCCGAGTGGTACAACTCCTGCGCCGCAGTCTCCAGCGCCTCCGCCATCTCGGCGGCTGCGGAGCGGAGCGCGGCGAGTTCCGCCTTGTGCCAGATCAGCGCGGCCACCGGGTCCTTGGCCTCGTCCAGCGGCATTTTGACGACCGGGATCACGTTCCGAAGCCGTTCCTGTAGCGCGTCCCATTCGGACCTGAGCACGCTGATCTCATAGTCCGCCCGGGACAGGTCGTTGGTGCTCGTTTTGCGTTCGGGATCGTAGGGCAGGCTCACGACAGCACCTCCGGGGCGGTACCGAAGATCGCGTCATATGCGTGCTTCGTGTTCGTCATCTCAGGAACCTCCGTGCTTACGAGCGGCCCATTCCGCCCGTCACACACACTATATGGCCGCACCCATAGCCATGTCAATGGCCTTTCTTCGAGTGGGTGGTGTTTTCTTCGGCAGGTGTGAGCGGTGGCTTTAGGTCAAACTTGGTACAGCCTGCCCTGCGGGTCACACGAGCACGCCACCTCGTGGTCACACGGCGCGCCCACCCAAGCCCTGCCTACGCTACCCAGTACCCTACGCCTACCCGTACCCTGTTCGCCCAGCCACGGCCCTGCCTTGCTCGCCCAGCACCGTTCCCAAGCGAATACCCCAACGGCCTACCTTTCGCTGTGGTTAGGTAACCAAGCTCGCAGACAGCCAGGTTTACATAATCCAGTTTACATAACGTGCAGATCGGCCAGTTTCTGACCAGGCAACTGACCAGGCAAAAGGCAAAGTGGGCCGGGGAGGCCCCCACTC